GAGCCAAGCGGGAGATACCGGCGGCAATCGCCCCGACATCTCCGAAGTTGGGTCTGCGTACTGTGAATGACCCCTGAAATTTTTTACCACTGTGAAGCAAGTCTACATAAAATGTGACTCTTCCATCTGCTGCTGTAGGCATTGCGGCCCCTTTCTAGTGTAGAACGCAAAAAATAGCGGGGTCGGCGAGAGCGCGAGCTGTGCCCGTTGACGCCCTACGCCGACCCCGCGTGGTTGCTTATCACGCCGATCTTACTCCGATCAAATACCGGAGGTGCCTTCGTCGGCGTACTGGATGGCTGTGAATTGGCAGTTGTTCGATACCAACCCACGAGCCTGTACGGCAATGTTACGTGAACGCGGCTTGACCCTATAGATCTTGCCTACAGGGGTTGACGTGTATGTGTCCCACATCTCAGCCGCAAGTTCAGGGAAGTCGAGAAGCATCCGGCGCACCTCTTCAGGTGTTCGACCCGACTTGGGCCAAAGCTCAGAAGCAACGAGATCCTTCTTTGGAACGCGGTAGATGTTGGCTTGCAACGTCACCTGGTAGCCTGTGATCTCGAACTCGGCAGGCATGAGATTGTCGATGACATTTACAGGTTCCTGCACAATGTCCTCTCCAACGGTAACACCGAATGCCCAACCCATCCTCTTGCCATCGAGGAGAAGTCGACACCGTCCACCTGTGAGGATGTTCTGCGGCATGTTTCCTCCTATGCAGCAAGAGCCGTCGGGTAGGTTGCCCGTAGCTCAGTAAAGATGTAGTTGATGCCTGTGGTGTATGTGACTTCAGCACGCACATAGATCTGGTCACCAGATATGAACGCACGAACGTTTCGGAACGGAGCCACGATGTTACCATCGGAATCCTTTCCTTCGATAAGCACGAAGTCGGGGTTGTTCATGTCAGATAGCGCACGGAAGACCTCGATGGCTTGGCCTTGCAGGTCTTCCGCTGTAACATTCCCACGACTCTTGTGCCCGATGTTTGGGCGCTCGAATTTCCTGCGAAGCATGATGCAGGTCCAAAGAATAGCCTCGACACCCTCGAGGAGAATGAGCATGTCATTGTCCTCGGTTTTGTACGTCGAGATGCCTTTGGAGAACTGGAACCCAAGGTCGCCTTGCTCTGCCATGAGTAGACCACCATCACTCGCAGAGTTATAGTCGTCGTCCTCGTCGACATCGAAGTCGGCAGCAACATAGCGCATATCCTGCGCTTTGAAGACCTTGGCTGTAAGCGGAGTGGCAATCGGAGAGCCGGCCATGATAGCAGCGGCTGTGGTAGCTGAACCGTGGCAGCCAATCCAGGCTTTGGCACCAGAAGGCCCCTCACGGTAGCACTCGTGGTTGACGACAGCCCAATATTGGTTGTTGTAGCCTGCAAGCTCGGTATAGAGCGCTGCCTTTGTGACCGAGTTCGTACACCCAAAGCCTTGACGCTCACGCTTGCCGCCAACAGGGTTACACTTGTTCAAGTGCGTTGTGAAGTACCCATTGATGGTGTCCAAGGTGATAGGTCCAGCGATGTCGTCGTTGAACGCAGACACGATGAATCGTGACGGCAGTTTCTTGGCTGTCTGGAGGGCTGCCTGGATCGTGTTGGCCGTAGAAGTCCCAAGTGTACCGCCTGCAAGCCACGTCTGGGCCAGGGTGTTCGGACGAAGACCACGCACCCAAGTTGCTTCACAGTACGATGAGCTGGCATTATGCCACTCTACAACATCCCAAGCCACACCGTGGAACGATGCGAGAACCTTGACATTGATACCAGATACCTCATCGAGGTAATCTGCGAGTGTACTGGCCCGCTCTTCGCGAAGAAGCGTTGCAGTGTAAACACCACTGTGAGCAGCGTTGATCTCTGCGATGACCTCTTCCATGGTCTTGTCAGCAGTGGTGATCGCTAACTGATCAGTTGCCCCACCAGTGACGGTTGTGATGGTCGTACCATCGTAGCTGAGAGCACAAGCGGCTTCCAAGCCTGTATAGATGACAGACAGCCACTCATCGGTGCCGTTCACACCGAAGCTCGAGGAAACCTGCTCACCGATATTCGGGGCGATAGCGCGACCACAAGTGACTGTGATACCAGTGCCAGCCGCTTCGACTTTTGCCCAGGTATGGTTGCCTTTCGTGCCCCAGATTCGATCCTTCAGAGTCACACAGTTTGTTGGCCCCGCAGCATCTTGGAGCGTAAGGGACGCCTGTGTGCTCTGGTTCGTCTTGATACAGTAAACCTTCTGTGCGCCCCCGATAGGGACACCACTTTCCTGTTGACCGTCTGCGGCTGGATCGAAAGCAAAGATGGCACATTCCGCCAAATTGCCGTCGATAAACTCATCGATCATATCCTGTGGATCGGTAAAAGCATGATAGACAGGGGAAGCTGCCGAAGCTTGTGGCTCACCCGCCTCTGCTTCACCGATGATGATGATCGACTGGTCTACCCCGAGATCGAGGTTTGCCAAACCGCTGAGGTCGTGCCAGGTGTAGGCTCCAGGTCGTCGAATGTTCTGACCCTTCCACCTTACTGTCCTCGGCATTACTCCTCCTCTAGTTCGTCGTCTTCTGCCCACCGATAAAGTTCGGCGGTACACTCTAGTACGGTGCCCTCATCGTCCTTATTCGTGAATGCCGTCAATTCGCCTGAAGCAGACTTTATTGTCGGTGTCCTGTCGTATGCTATCCATGTCGTCAGGCAGTCAACAACAAGCTCGCAGCGGTGTCCTATAGCAGGCGCGATATCATTCCAGATACTCTGGTATCGCACTGAGTAGTTCAGGTCAGCTAAACCGGAAGCGAGGATGCTATTTGTCTTCAGCGTAAACTCACGCCAAACAAGACCTTTCAGCACAGAGGTCACAACAGGGTTTTCAGTGTCAATGAACACGACGAACGTGCAACGAAATGTGTTTCCGTATAGGTCACCACCAGGAAGCCCGTAGGAAGCCCAGCGATAAGCATACAGTCTGTCACCCGCTGCTAGCGGAGAGAAGAGTTCGACTCTTTTCGATGCAGCATCGACGAAGTAGTCTTCCCCCTCAACAAGCTCCTGCTCATCCCCAATCGAGGGGTCCAGACGAAGCTCTAGCATACGAGTGACAAGATCACCCTCTGCGGGTATGTAAACCTCGTATTCGCCACCGGCAGCGGAAGCAACTATGTCCAGTGGAGTTTCGTAGGTATTTATCTCTTGCTCGACAACACCTACGTCATCAGCCAGAACAGGAGCCTCAGAGTGCATAGACTCCGTGGTGACAAATATGGAAGGTAAATGTTGCGGGTCAGATGGGAACTCGAGCCCAACTGATGGAGGCTTTCTGCGGAGATTCTCGAAGACACTGTTGATCATATTCTGATCAAGTCCGCGCACTACACGGACTAAAGGTTCTTCCAAGCCACCCTTGCCATACTCACCCCGCCCAAGCTTTTCTGGCAAATCCCTGAGAGCTGCATGAAGGACAAACTCTGGTAATACCACACCAGAGTTGTTGCGTTGAGGCTCTACGAATCGGTGCCTTCTGCGGGAAATAGTCATCTCTTGAGAGCCTCCTTTACAATGCGGCCGACCATAGCCCTAACCTCCGGTACCACACCAGCACCTCTGTAACCGGGATGCTGCCAAGAGGATGGAGGACTGTTGCGGGATACTGTCCTAAACTTAGTCTGACCCTGTATCCGCAACGGAACGACCCGAGAGAAGCGCCCTGCCAATAGACCAGGCTTCATGTCGAAAGGCTTCCAACCCTCCTCGAGCAGGATGGCTATCCTGTCCCGTACAGTGGCACCGACTCTCATACCGTGGTAAGGTACGATTGCCTTAGAGTACCGATGTTTAGCACGAGCCGAGATGGAAGACCGCATAACAGCCTGTTGCCAAGCGTTAGCTATAGCTGATGATGCTCTGCTACGCTTTCGACGAAGTGTAGCTCTGACAGTTTGCGTGATGGAGCCTTTTATCGACAGATGAGCTTTGATAGGCATCAGAAGTCATCCTTCACAGGTGGATGTGTTGCATCACCCATCAATGAAACCTCTGTGTTCAGCCTGCCAAACATTCCGTCGGCTCTACCAGCCATGACCATCTTAGGAAATGCAACAAACTCTTCACTACCATCCTCGGAATACATCGTACTAAACTGCCCACGTCCCACCGAGGGTATGGACTGCACAAGGTAATAAGGACGAATCGTGAACCTGCCGCTGATCGTCCACCGATCAGCCACTATGCCTGATGATGGGAACGTTAGAAGATTCTTCTCGGCATCTAACACGTAGTCTTTACCGCGCTGTAGCTCTATGAGCTTGCCGAGGTTGTCATAAGACGCTACATGCTCAACATCGATAACATCGAACGGAAGCTTTATGCCTCCGACTGTTTTACGATACTCACGCAGTAAGTCCGTTGTCTGGAAAAACTGCGATAGACGAATGAGATCCCCCTCAACGATGTCGGTATCGGAGGGGAATGTGAGACGTATGCTGCCCTGAGTCAGCGGTGTTGCCGGTGTCAAGGTCTTACGTGTCTCAGCCCCAGACACTATTGCTCTGAGGTCTTTCTTTGTGGACTTCCACAGAAAAGCAAGTCCACTACCACTACATGACTCACACGCGGGGTCGGCAGTGCCTGTCCCGCCACTCCTTGATGGTTTGGCGCACGGGCAAACTATACGCGGAGTAAGATCCACAGGTTGCCCGTGTTGTCGGATAAGAAGATCCAAATCGGGAGCAACACTACCTAGATCGGCCCGCATGAAGTCGAGAGGCAACTTTGGAATGTTTATCATGATGATGCCCTCAACTCAGAGCGGTCCCGAAGTCCGGGCCGCAACAGAAGAACGACAGGACCGCTCTGAGGTGAAGACACCATCAGAGCAGTGCCATCGGAACACGACGCCACTTGGCTTGCAAAGAAGGAATGAGACCTTGAGTGTTCTGGTCCCCTCGCAGCTCTTTGTGATACTGGATGATTCTCGAGGAGAATGCAGAGTTTTCCGCTGAAGCCGTCGTGTTCACCGATCTGCTAATACCGTCAACGGATACGGACATGCTCGCAATACCGGCACCAATCTGTAAGTCGCCAAGAATGTTCAGTGGATGAATGGCAGCCTGAAGACCTATAGCTCTTACGATACTCGAGGGTAGAGCATCACGTTTGGGGTCACTCGGGAGACCATCAAGACCGGCATCGTAGACAACCTTGAAAAAAGATGGTGCGAAGTTGGCGTTCAGAATCCCAGAGAACAGCAGGGGGTTCACACCGTTGGCACCCATATAGGCACCAACTTGTGGAAGTATCTGCAATGTGCCAAACAAAGAGGCTTGACCGTGAATCTGAAGCATACTCGACGGAACTTCCCAAAGAACCTGTGCGTCAGACCCTTCGCCGTACTGAAGCGTTAGAGAATGCACCTTGATAACAGGGTACTTGTCCAGGTCCATCATGCTGTACTCATTCCAGAGATCGCGGTCATAGTCGTGAAACTCTTCGCGCTGCTCATAAGTACGAATCGACACTTGCAGGTTGTCCTCCAAAGCGTCGATAGCTGCCTGAATCGCCTCATTGATGGTGTCAGCGGGGAGAACCTCGTTCTGCTTCTGTGGGTTAGGAAGTACGAGCGTGCCATCTTCCTCTTCACGGTAGAGCCCAAAGAAGTGTGTGCGAAGTAGCCACTGATCGTCCAGGTCGCTCAGATGCTTGATCTCCCGAGTAGGTCGACCTGTGGCGGAAGGCATCAATCCTCACTCGCCCCGTTCTTAGAGGCTTGCCGGAGAGCGCTTTTCAGAGCCGCTCGGAGCTTCGTCCGAGGCATTTTGATCGACTTGTTGACGCCGCGAAGACCGACAAGCAATTTGTAGATGGCGTCCGGGTCACTGTCGCCAACCTCTGCAAGAACAGTGTTGATGATCTTATCGGCGCTGCGAAGCTTCTTGATGGAAGCCAGTGCCTCATCGGAGAGGACCGGAATTGTCGGTGCAACCGGCAAAACGGGGTCAGCTTCCTGAGCATCCGAAGGTGCCTCGATATCAGCATCCACTGGCTCTGGATCGACAGCAGCAACACGCTCAATGATGTAAGTGCGTCTGTGCTCTTCTCGAATCTGTTGGACGATCTCTTCGTCGTCAACTTCAGCAACACCGAAGTTGAAAGTGAGAATCGTGTCGCAGATACCGACAGTAAACTTCTCTTTTCGAGCTGCGGGGGAATCGAGCCTCCGCATGATAATTCTGTGCATTAGTACCTCCAGTGGGAAATCGGCGAGGAAAGGGTGACGCAGGTTAGATATACCTACGCCACCCTAACCCCAACCGAGGCAGGAGACATTTTGATCGGTATGTGATCAGCAGGATCACATATCCGTTTCGGACAGACTTTCGGGCTTGGTTGACACGAGAGGAGCCACATCAGCAGTAGCAATCGGAGTATGAACAGCAAGACGTCGAGGAAAACCGTCCACAAAAGTGACGCCACCTGCGGCGATCTGTGTCACGCCAGGATTGAAGCTTGCAGGAACATTCACGACGCCGATAGGCATCTCACCAGAAGGTGGACGCGGGGCTTCTGTCGCAGCAACAGCCGAAGCCGTCTGTGAAATTGTCCCCGCCGCGTCTGTTGCCAGAGTGACGATCTTCGTTTCACCAACACCAGTGGCCCATGAAGCATCAGGAGTCACACTGGTGTTAGCAGCAACGATGTTGGCTTTGTAGACACCGTTGACGATACCGCCAATCTGCACAGTATTCTC